CGCGTGTCGTTAGGTCAAAAATTTTAAAAATAAAAGGGGGGTGTATAAAAAAATGACCACAAAAGCGCAACGCAAAGCGATTATTGATGAAAAAGTTAATCACGAAAAAGCGCGAATTTTAGAAATTATGCGCAAGTCTGATTTATACACTATTACTCTTGATCCATTGATTGAATCATACTTGGATATTTTTGAAGTTTACCAATACAAATACATGCTGTGGAAAGAAAAAGGATTTCCCGAAACCCAAAAAACAACAAACAAGGCTGGAGCTACCAACAATAGCAAGCATCCACTAGCGCAACAAGTCGAAGTTTGGGCCGATAAAAAAATGAAAGCATTGGATTTATTAGGATTGACCAATAAGTCAAAAACAGGCAGACAAATTACTGGTGGTTCAACAGCTAGAGCAGATGAAGAAATGAAACGGCCAGAAGAAAAGCCTGTAGATGAATTGGCAGAACATCGGAAAAAATGGCGTAAAAAGGCAGGGAATGAAACATGATTGAACCTGGTGTAAATTATGCTGATTTATTTGCGAAAGAAGTTCGAAAACATCCTAAGAAATATCCGAAAACGGTTCGTTTAGCAATAGATCGTTGGTATCGATGGAAGAAACGAAAAGATATTTGGTTTGATGTTGATCGTGCAAATGAAATGATGGACTGGGTAGAATCTTTTATTGTTCATACAAAAGGCGATATGGTAGGTAAACCATTTCTTTTAGAGCCATGGGAAAAATTCATTTATTCTTGGATTTATGGCTGGGTAAAAGAAAATGAAAAAGGGCAAGTAGTCCGTGTTACTCGTGAGGCATACGTACAAATACCAAAGAAAAATGGGAAAACACTAATAGCGGTAGGTGCGTTGGGGTATGCTATGTATGGCGAAGGTGCCTTATCTGTCGATTGCTATGCATGTGCTTCCGATTTTGCCCAAGCGCAATATGCTGCTAAGCCTTTTGCCGCTACTATCCTAAATAATCCAGTGCTATTAGATGGGACTAAAATATTTAAAGGTCCAAAAGGCACTGTTTCAAGTATTACGTATGACTATTTACATGGAGATATGGCTTATACAAATAAATTTATTGTTCAGACAAAAAACATTGATAACATAGAAGGTTCCAATCCATATTTTGTTTTAAATGATGAGCTGCATAAACAAGAGAAAATGGAGCAGTACGATAATTTTAAATCTGCACAAATTTCATTGCCACAACCGTTAATGTTTAATATTTCTACAGCTGGTAAAGGAAGTAGTTCGGTTGGTATTCGTGTTTATAAAGAAGCAAAAGAAGTCTTGAAGCGCGATGATAATGATTCAAACTTTGTTTTGATTTATGAACCAAATAAGGGATACGATTGGACAGATAGAAAAGTTTGGGAAATGTGCAATCCTAACTGGGGAATATCTGTTGATTTGTCTGCTTTAGAATCAGCCTTTAAAACTGCGCAACGTTCCGCTCACTCGAAAGCTGAATTTTTAACGAAGCATTTAGATGTGTTTGTGAATGGTGCAGATAATTTCTTTGAACAAGATCAAGTGGAACCGTGTTTGGTTCCCACAAATGAATTAGGAAACTTAAGTGGTGAGCCATGTTGGATTGGTTTGGACTTATCTAAAAGCCGAGATTTAACTTGCGTATCATTAAATTTTCCTACATGGGATGCCGAAGGAAAAGCGATACTCAAAGTAAAACAATTATATTTTATTCCCAGTGAAAATATTGATTTTCGAGAAAAGGAAGATAATGTGCCATATTCTGAATTAGCAGAACAAGGATTTGTTGAATTTTGCGATGGTAAGTTAATTGATCAAGAACAAATATTTCATTTTATTGAAGATTGCATGGATTTTTATGATGTTCAACAAGTCAATTATGATCCAGCGATGAGTGACCGATTAGTTGAAAAATTAGAAAATTTAGGCTTGGAATGTGTGCAAGTTGATCAGTACGCAAGAGTATTGAACTCGCCGCTTGAAGATGCCGAGCGATTATTTTATGAGCAAAGGATTATGTTTGATAATCCTTTATTTTTGTATTGCGCTTTAAATGTGGTTGTCAAAATGGATTTTCAAGGCCGTAAAGTACCAAGTAAAAACCAGTCAAAGAGAAAGATTGATGGATTTGTTGCTTTCCTTTGTGCGCATAAGGAAACAATGGATCAAATGATTGATGTCAACGAAGATGATATGGATGAATATTTAGATTCTATCTATCGATAATAGAAAGGCGGTGAGATTTTGAAGCTAAGAGATAGACTTTCAAATGCTGTATATGGATTTTTGGAAAAGCGTGGCTGGATTGAAGATATTTATGGCAATGTAACAAGATATTCACAACGTTTTGTTAACGATTCTTCTATTATGGAATCGTCTGATGTTTATGAATTGGTACAAGATATTTCTAATCAAGTTGCACTAGCAGAGCCAGTAGTAATTGGCCCCGATGGCGAAGAAGTCAAAAACCATTTCTTGCTAAACATATTGAAAAATCCTAATGATTATTTAACTGGTTTTGAATTTGCAAAGCTTGAAACAAATACATTGTTAATCAATGGAGAAGCTTTTCCTATTACAGATAATGACCAGTTACATTTAGGATATGGTGTTCAAACGAAATTAGATGATCGTTTGATTGAAAAATTTTCAATGAATGGCCAACCAATACCAGGGAGTATGATTCGTCATATAAAAAATATTGGTGTGGATTCCTTAAAAGGTGCTGGAATTATTGATCTTGCAAAAAGCACGCTAGAAGGTGTTTTAAGTGCTGAAAAGGTTTTGACAGAAAAATATAAGAAAGGCGGCTTGCTCGCTTTCTTGTTAAAGCTGGATGCGCATATCAATCCAAATAACAGCGCTCAACAAAAGATAGTAAAAGCTATTTTAAATCAGTTGGAAGAAACGCAAGATAATGATAGTCATTCAGTTAAAATGATTCCTTTGGGCAAAGGATACTCAATTGATACTTTAAAAAGCCCAATTGATGATGCAGCTATTCTTAATTATTTGGGTGTTTACAAAAAAGACCTAGGAAAATTTTTAGGAATAGATGTAAATACTTATCAAGCATTAATGAGAACAGATATTGAAAAAGCAATGATGTATCTGCACAACAAAGCAATTAAACCAATATTAAAAAATAAGAGCGAGCATTACTCGGCTCTTTTTTTTGTGCCTAATTCTGGTTATCGAGTGGAATGGAAAATTAATATTTTGGACTTTGTACCTTATTCCACCAAAACAAATATTGGGTACAACATTGTTCGAACTGGTATTACCAGTCCTGATAATGTGGCAGAAATGCTTGGTTTTCCTAGACAAAATACTAAAGCAACACAAGCCGTCTATATTTCAAATGATTTAACGGAAATCGGCAAAAAGAATGCTACCGATAACTCATTGACAACAGAGGATGACTTGAAGGGAGGTGGTAAGAATGAAGAAACAGGAAATTCGGACATTTGACATCACAAACCTTAAAACAAGAAGCGAAGAAGATAGTCAAACACAGATTGTTACTGGCTATGCGGCGGTGTTTAATAGTCCAACAGAATTATGGGAAGGCCTAAATGAAGTGATTAAGCCTGGAGCTTTCAGTCGTGCTTTGTCAAATTCTGATGTTCGTTGTTTATTCGATCATGACTGGGGCAAAGTATTAGGGCGCACAAGAAGTGGAACTTTGAAACTTGAAGAAGATGATAAGGGACTACGATTTGAAGTTGAGTTACCTAATACAACCGTTGCCAATGACTTGATTCAATCAATGTCACGTGGGGACATTAATCAGTGTAGCTTTGGTTTTTATCCAACGGAAGAAACTTGGGATTATAGTTCAGACCCAGTTTTAAGAACTATCCATGAAGTCGAATTGTATGAAGTTTCTATTGTTTCTTTGCCTGCTTACGAAGATACAGAAGCAGCACTAGCAAGAAACAAACAAGAAATGAAGCAAGATATTAAAACTAGAAAAAAATTAATTGAAAAAATCAAAACAGCGCTTGAAGCGTAGGAGGAATTTATTATGAACAAAGAATTATTGCGTCAATTACAAGCTCGTCACGAGAAACGATTAAGTGATTTACAAGGCAAAATTGAATCTGGAGAAGTGCGTGAAGCAGATTTAGATTCAGTTAATGAAGAAATTGATGGTTTAATCGATGAATTAAAAGCCATTAAAGCTGAATTAGGGGATGATGATTCAGAATCTGGTGACGGTAAAGGTGATGATGGAACCGCCAAATCCGATAATACTGATGATGAAAATAAAGAAGATCGTGAAAAAGATACGAACGAAAATAACAATGATAAAAACGAAGAAAATCGTGGCGGCATGATTAGTCAAGAACAGCGTGATGGCTTGTTACGCACAATTCATGAAGGAATGGAGGCTAGAAATGCGATGTCTAATGAACAACGTGAAAAACAAATTCGTAAAGCATTTGCTGATTTTGTTATTGGTAATATTTCAGAAAGTGAAGCACGTTCATTAGGTATTGAAACAGGCAATGGTTCAGTGACAGTACCAGAAGTGATTGCATCCGAAGTGATTTCTTATGCTCAAGAAGAAAACTTATTGCGTAAATACGGAACGGTGATTCGCACGGCTGGTGATGTGAAGTATCCAATTCTTGTGAAAAAAGCAGAAGCTAATGTAAACAAAAAAGAACGTACGACAGATATTGCTGAAACAGCGATTCAATTTGACGAAATTTTACTTGATCCAGCAGAATTTGATGCATTGGCAACTGTAACGAAAAAACTATTAAAAATGTCTGGTGTGCCAGTAGAAGATATTGTTGTAGAAGAATTGAAAAAAGCATATGTTCGCAAAGAAATTAATTATATGTTTAATGGCGACGATGCAGGAAATGAAAACCCAGGAGCTTTAGCTAAAAAAGCTGTTGCATTTGAAAAACCTGTAGATTTAACAGCTGCAGGTGCTGGTCAAAAATTGTATGATGCATTGATTGAATTTAAAAATACACCAGTAACAGAAGTAATGAAAAAAGGTCGTTTTATTATTAATCGTGCAGCTTTAACTGCTATTGAAAAAATGAAAACAGATGATGGATTCCCATTGTTACGACCATTCACGCAAGCAGAAGGTGGTATTGGTTATCAATTAGTTGGTTATCCAGTTGATTGGACCGATGCAGCAGATAAAAAAGGTGAACCAGATACACCAGTATTATATTTTGGTGATTTTTCTGCTTTCAAAATTCAAGAAGTTATTGGAGCGTTAGAAATTCAAAAATTGGTTGAAAAATTCTCTGGAAAAAATCAAGTTGGTTTCCAAATTTACAACTTGTTAGATGGCCAATTAGTTTACTCACCATTCGAGCCAGCTGTTTATCGTTATGAAATTACAAAACCAGTAGGTGGTTAATGTGAATAACGAAGCTGAAACATTATCTTTAGAAGAAAAATTCAAAGCACATATTCATTTTGAAGAGGGGATGGATGATTCCATGCTCTCTTTTTATTTAAATATGGCAAAAAATTATGTAAAAACTGCAACTGGAGGGCAAGAAGAATATTTAATTTTGATGGTTGCTGGTATTGCTTATGAATATCGTGTTTCAGAAGATGAATTAGATAAGGCGTTGAATGCGATCACGCCATTTATCATCCAAGGAGTGATTCAACATGCCGAAAAGGCAGACGAATAGGTTTCGTTGGAAAGCAGACTTGCTAAATGTAAAAGAAGAAACAGATTCGAACGATAAAGTAGTTACAACCTATAAACTTAACAGGCTTTTATGGTACGAAGATATTGGAGTAACTGCACAAGAAAAATATCTTTCACAGCAAGCCAAAACAGACGTTGTCAGACGGATTAAAGTGAGATTGGATAAATCTATCACAGAAAAGTCTAGCGCTGTTAGAATCGATTCTGTGACCTATAAAATCACTCGTATTTACACAAATATGGATAAACGAGAAATGGAGTTGAGTTTAGCTTATGTTGACTGATTTTGAAACATTCAAAAAGGCACTCTTGGATTCTGGCTATAAAGTTTTTAGAGACCAAGCACCAAAGAATACACCATATCCGTATCTTATTTATTCGTATATTGGAGAAACTCAAAAATGGGCTTCAAATAAATTCATTGTGTCTAAAGGATTATATCAAGTATCGCTTTTTACAAAAGGAATTGAACAAGATTTGAATCCGCTAAAAAAAAGCTTTAAAAATTATAGTATTCATTTTAATGGTTTTTCTTCTATACAAGGAGATGAAAATGATGATACGATTACTAATTTTTATACAGAGGTGACTATTTATAATGAGTAATAACGGATTTTTAGATATGGCTAATCATTTAGGAACGATAGCGGAAGTTACAGAAGAAATAACAAAAGAATCATTAGAAGAAGCTGCAAATTTTTATTTGAATAAATTACTTCCTAAAGTCCCTAAATCATTACTTAAAAAGAAACATATGCGAGATCAATTAAAAGTTGAAGTAACTAATGAAGGTGTAGAAGTAGTTTTTGAAGATACAGCTTTTTATTGGCGATTCGCTGAAAATGGAACAGTAAATCAAAAAGCGCAACATTTTGCCAGTGGGACATTTGAACAATACAAAAGTCAAATAGAGGTAATTATGACTAAAAAAATAATGAATAAAATGAAAGGATGAGTAGCATGTCAAGTATTAGTACGAAAGACAAACAATTATTATATCCAATTGGTATCGATGATTTATTCATTGTAATGTGGACACAACCAGAAACAGTAAGTTCGGCGCCGACATTTGATAGTGAAATCTGGAGATTGCCAAACGTTGTAAAATTAGGCATTAAAGGTAATGGTAGCACAAAAGATAAATGGGCTTCTAATAAACTATTTGCACGTGTAAGTCGAGAAACACAGCATGAATTAACATTAGATCACGTGGCTATTCCAATTGCTATTTGGGATAAAATGAAAGGTGCTGTTAGTAAGAATGGTGTTTCTTTTTCAAAATCAACACCTAAAGAAATGCCATATTTTGCGGTAGGTGCTATTGGACCATTATCTAATGGTGAAAAAAGTGCTTTTTGGTATCCAAAAGTTCAACTTGCCATTGCGGAAGAACATGAATTTGAAACAGCAACTGAAGATATGGATATTAAAGATATTTCTTGTACGATGACAGCGACAAGTTTATTAGTTAATGATGTTATTAAATCAGATTATAATTCTGTTCGCTCTAGTGTAACTAATATGACTGTTGAAAAATTCATGAGTAAAGTAATTTATGATGAATCTCAGTTGGAGGATTCTTTACTTGGAGAAAGAGAGAGTGAATAATAGTGGCAAAATTACGCGATTTAGTAAATGTAAATATTAATGTTGATTATTTAGAAATACAAGGAGAAAAAATTCCTATTATGTTTTCAATGTCAGCATTAGATTATATTCAAGAAGCTTATGGAAAGCCGTATCCTATTTTTGAAAAAGATTTGAATCAAATGCTACAAAAAGATCAAGTAACGTTACGTGGTAATGAATTAAAAATTATTCGCTCATTGATGTACGGCATGGTGCGAGCTGGTGGTACTGAATGTACGATTAAAGAACTAGAAGGTGCCATTGCAATTAATGAAATTGTCAGTGCTTATGAAACGGTTATGGATGTTTTCGTGAACGGAAACTTCCAACAAAAAGATTTAGAAACAGTAAAAAAGCAACCGAAAAATCGAAACAAGCGCAGCCAAAATCGAAACAAGCGGAAGAAATAGAAATTCCTTGGGATTTTTATTTAAATGTAGCAATGGACTTGTTTGGTTGGGATGTAAATTTTTTTATGAACTGTACGCCAAATTTTTGGTTAAAGCAGTTCATTTTTTATTTGCGTAGAAATAATCCTGATGCGTTCGAGTTTGAACAGAATGATAGGATTTATACGATGGATCAAACACCATTTTTTAATTAGAAAGTAGGTGAGAATTTGGCAAAGCATGAATCAGACGTTGTTTTACGATTTAAAATGGATGGACAGGTACAATATGCACAAACTATAAAAGAAATTAATCAAGTGATGAATACCGCAGCAAAAGAGTACAAGGCTCATATTTCAGCATTAGGGAATGATGCTACTGCAACTCAAAAATTAGTAGCTCAACAAAAAAAGCTACAAGTGCAAACAGAAGCAGCTGAAAAACGTACAAAAATGTTACGAAAAGAGTATGAGGAATCGGTAAAAGCAACTGGTGAAAATTCAAAAGAAAGTAAAAAATTATATGATCGTTTGCTACAAGCCGAAACTGCCGAAAATAATTTAAAAAATGCGTTGGACAAAACCAATAAGGAACTTAAAGAGCAAGAAAAAGCTTCGAAATTTGCTGCAGATAATATAAAAAAAATAGGTGAAGCTGGCGAAAAAATTAAAGGAGTAGGTACTAAAATAACTGCAGGTGTGACAGTACCTATCATGGCAATAGGTGGTTTTGCTACTAAGCAAGCAATAGAAGTAGAAACACAATTTGCTAAAGTTTCTACTCTTTTAGATTCAAGTCAAGTTGATTTTCAAAAATATAAAAATGAAATTGCAAAAACTGCAACAGATATGGGAGTGTCCTTTGAAGAATATTCTGAATCAGTTTATTCAGCTATATCAGCATCAGTCGATCAAGCTGATGCTGTTAATTTTGTGGGTGATGCAGTTAAATTGGCTAAGGGTGGTTTTACTGAAACTGCAACTGCGGTAGATTTATTAACAACAACGATTAATGCATATAATTTAAAAGCTACTGATGCAGGAAAAATTTCGGATTATTTAATTTCTACTCAAAATTTAGGTAAAACAACTGTAAATGAGTTAGCTTCATCTATGGGGAAAGTAATTCCAATAGCTAATGCTAATAATGTAGGGATGAATGAATTATCAACTGCTTATGCTGTTATGACAAAAAATGGTATTGCTACAGCAGAAACTGGAACTATGGTAAAAGCCATGTTAAATGAGTTAGGAAAAACTGGTAGTCAAGCTGATAAAGCTTTGAAAGAGATTGCAGGAAAATCATTTAAACAATTAATGGATGAAGGGAATAATTTATCTGATGTTCTTAATTTGATGAATGAACATGCTCATAAGAATGGTTTAGCATTAAATGATATGTTTGGATCTGTTGAAGCAGGAACTGCAGCACTAACACTTTCAAAAGGTGAGGGTTCTGAATACAATGAAATTTTAAAACAAATTAATGATTCAGCAGGTGCTACTCAAGAAGCTTTTGATAAAATGGATGATACACCAGCACGAAAAATGGAAAAGGCGCAACTAAGAATTGCTGATGCAATGCGACAAGTTGGGGAAGTTGTGATACCCATAGTAGCTGATATTGCAGAAAAAGTTTCTCAATTTGTAACTGCATTTTCAAATTGGTTTGGTTCATTAGATGAAGGTTCAAAACAAACAATATTAATGATAGCTGGTGTTGTTGCTGCTATCGGTCCAGTATTAGTAGTTTTAGGAACACTTGCTAGTTCCATTAGTAGTTTGATTCCAGTTATTGCTTTTATTGCGTCGCCAATTGGTTTAGTAATTGCGGCGGTTGCCGCTTGGGTAGCTGCAATCGTAGTTGCATATAATAAAATCGGTTGGTTTAGGGATTTTATCAATACCTCCTTTAAAGTAATTAAAGATATTGTGGTTGGTGTATTTAATGTTTTGAAAGATACGACAAAATCTACTTTTGATTTCATCACAGGATTTATTGGTGGTGCCATGGATGGGGCTGCAAAAATTATTGGCGATTACGTAAATGCAATTAAGCGTATTTTTGGCGGTATCGTTGATTTTGTAACGGGAGTATTTACTGGAGACTGGTCAAGAGCGTGGCAAGGTGTTGTTGATATTTTTGGTGGTATTTTTGAAGGTATCGCTGCAGTAGCTAAAGCTCCAATCAATGCCATGATTACGTTAATCAATGGATTTATTGGTGGATTAAACAATATAAAAATACCTAAATGGGTGCCAGGAATTGGCGGTAAAGGATTTCATATTGGAAAAATTCCTTATTTAGCAGAAGGTGGAACTATTCTAAATGGTCAAGCCATTGTTGGTGAAGCTGGTCCTGAACTATTAACCGCTAAAAACGGCAAGACAACAGTAACTCCATTGTCACCAGAAGAAAAAGCTCGTGGAATTGGTGGTGCTTTGAAAGGTGGCAACACTATTGAGCAACATGTTCATATTGGCCAAGTAGATGCAAATAATCCGAGTGAAATTAATCGTTTGAACAGGAAAATGTTTCAAGCGAATGTTTGGAATAATTTAGCGACAGGGGATGTGTAAAAATGGATAGATATACGCCTAATTTTGTATGGAAAGGAGCGAATGCTCTTATAGATTATGGTTTAATTATTGAATCTGAATTGCCTGAAATTGTCGCTAAACCAAGATATAACGAGATAACTATTGTAGGTAGTAACAGGGTATTGAATGAATGGTTTGGTGATTATGAACCGTTTGATTTCAAAATTAAAGACGTCAGTGTTAGTTATGACCGATTAGCGGAAGTGAAACGATGGCTTAGTGGCAAGTCAGAATTAATCACACATAATAATGAAAACCTGTATGTTAACGCGGTATGCAATGTTAGTAATGAAGTTGAATACACAAATGAGTGGGGAACTTTTTATACTTTTGAAATAAATTTTCGTTGTGAACCTCTAAAGAGAAAAGTAAATGAAGAATTTGTCAGTCTAAAAAAAGGAGAGAATGACATTACCAATCATGGGGATGAAATTTGCTTCCCTTTATTTGAAATTCAATCTACTGGCGGTGACATCAGTATTACTTGTGGTAAAAATACTTTGATTTTAATAAATACACCTGCTGGCTTGTTATCATTAGATAATGAACTAGCTGTTTGCGTACATGAGGGAAGAATGCAACGAACAAAAGGAAACTGGATACGAATGACACCAGGGACCAATAAAGTAAAGGTAACTGGAAGTGTTTCAAGTATAAAAATAAAGGTGAGGAGTGTATATTTTTGATTAATCCAATTTACATTTATGAAAAAGTACCAAAAGATTTATCCGAAAATGGCATCCCTCTATTAGATTGGGCTGATGATCCTGAAATTACTCGTTCATTGAATAGTGAATATTCTTTTTACGGTAATTATTCATTGGTTGGCAAAAATAAAGAATATTTAAAGAAAGGTTATTATATAAAAGCTTTAGTTTCTAATGATTCATGGCAGTATTTCAGAATAAAATCAGTCGATAAAAATTTACATTCTGTTTCAATCAAAGCTTTACATTTAGGGTATGAGGCAAATCGTAACTTTATTCAAATGGCATATACTGCTAATGGTACTGGTAATCAGATTATGGAAAACTTAAAAGCGAATTTAGCATTTAAGCAACCTTTTATCTATGAAAGTAATATCAATTCCAAACATCAATTTACCGCAAAAGAAGTAAATCCAATATCGGCTATTATTGGGCAAAATAACGGTAATGAAAATTTAACAGGTGTAACTTCTGGCGAACTAGATATGGATAACTACAGACTTATACTAAAAGACAGAATTGGTGAAGATAATGGTTTTAGAATAGATTTAGGTGTTAATTTAGAATCAATAAAAGAGACTGTGGATGACTTAAATGTATCCAACAGTCTCTATTTAATTGGTGGAACACCTGAAGATATTAATTATAACGAAGATCAAGAGCCAATAACCTTTGCTTTTTTAGAAACAAAAGGGGTAACCGATGAAAATAGACGTATTACTAGTAGGACCAATAGCGAATGTAAAACTGTAGAGGAATTAAAAAAATGGGGACAATCACTTTTTGACAAAGAACGAATCCATGAACCAAAAGTAACACATGAAATCAATATGGTTACTTTAGAAAATACTATAGAGTATCAAAAACTTTACGGTAAGATAATGAAATTGAATTTTGGGGACACTGTGTATTGCGATATTGAATACAACGGAATAACTGGAGTAAAAGAAAGAGTGACAGAGTGTACTTGGTTTCCTACTTTAGGTAAGTATAAAAATATCGTACTAGGAAACGAAATAAAATCTTACACAGATTCAGTAAATACTGCAGTTAATCAAATAACTAAAAAGCTTGAAGTAAAGAGTGAGGATTTACAGAATGCTATCGTGAACGCTACTCAATGGATAACAGGAACAAAAGGTGGCTATGTTCGTTTTCGTCCTAAAGATGCACCAGAAGAAATTTTAATTATGGACAGACCAAATGCGAATGATGCAAAAAAAGTATGGCGTTGGAACCTAGGAGGTCTTGGGTATTCAAATAGCGGTGTAAATGGACCATTTGAAACGGCAATTACTCAAGATGGCTCAATTGTTGCTAATTTTATTACAGCAGGAATTTTGACAGGGATTTTAGTACAAGGTGTGGCTTTAAAAACGTTAGATGATAAAGATTTCCAAGTTGTGGTTGAAGGTGGAAAGGTAGCATTTGAACGTAAAAGAGTAAGCACAGGCCTAAAAGATGTTCATGGTGAATTGTTTGGTGACATTAAGGCTACGTATGATGGAAGTGGAAAAAAAGCTAATGGTTTCGCTGTTAGACAAAAACATGGTTACATTTTTTCGATCAATACGATTAGTAAAAATAATGAGGGGCAATCAGTTCCAATTATTCAAATACCAGCAGATGTTCATCCAGACAATAGGAAAGTGAATAGTTATGCTAGCTGGTCGCACAAAGGTAATTTCAGTGTTTCTAATGAAGTAGATATTAGTGGTATTTTAAAAGGAACTATTGGTAAATTCGATAAATTATATGTTGGAGGTAAAGAAGTTATACCAGGAAGCGGTACTGGTGGAACTGGTAGCGGTACACCTCCAGAATTGACTACTGAAAAAGAGAAAAACGCTTGGGCAGTTTGGCAGTTCTTAAAATCTAAAGGTTATAGTGAACAAGCAACTGCAGGTATTTTAGGAAATATGGAACAAGAATCAGGCATTATGCCAGACATTGACGAAGGTGGTGGCGGTCCTGGCTATGGTTTAGTTCAGTGGACATCACCTGTAGCTGGTGAAAGTGGTCGTGCATATGTTCAACGTTTATTAGCACAAGCTGGTATTAGTGGTGACTATCGAAACATTAATACGCAACTTCAATTACTAGACTGGCATATGCACAACGGACAGTATATTCCTACTTCTGCTTATCCATATTCAGTTGCACAATTTAAAGCATTAACAGATATAGGAACAGCTACGATGGCTTTTGAAGCCAATTTTGAGCGACCAGCAGTCACACATCCAGAGCGGATTGATATGGCGATTTACTGGTATAACAAATTGCATGGGTTGCAACCTAGTAATCCAACGTGGATGAACCCTGTACGATCTAGCTATACGATTACGCAAGAGTGGGATCAAATTGGCTGGGGAACGAACGTTATTCATGGTGGAATTGATATTGCTTCAGTTCCTGCTGGAAGTACGCCACCTGTTTATGTAGCACGTAGCGGCACAGTAGAAACTGTCACTTATGATGGAACTGGAGGAAATTATGTTGTCATTAAACACGATGATGGTTATTGGACCTATTACGGTCACTTAAATTCTGTTGATTTAGCTATAGGCGATAAAGTAACGACCAATTCACGTGTTGGGATAATGGGTTCCACTGGGCTTGCTAAAGGTATTCATCTTCATTTTGAAGTGTGGAAAGGCGCACAGTGGCAACGAATCAATCCACGTGATGTAATTATTTTTTAGAAAGGAGTGCACAAATGGTTAAATGGCAAGCAACGCTAAGTACAACTGAACCTTATAACTATGTCGGTATTATTAATGTACGGCAAGGGAATAAGAACACAGAAGTATTACAAGTAAATATTGTAGAAAATGCTTTGCCGTTAGACTTAAGTCTCTGCAAAGTTTTTTTAGAGTCAATTATTAATAATAAATTCCCGATTCAACGAGCAGCAAAAATCATAGATGCTAAAAAAGGGATTATTCAGTATACGTTTGACGAATATTCTATGCAGTCGTTACACAGACAAGAAGCTTATTTTAGTATTTATAAAGGCGACGATTTAATCGGCACAACGCAGAATTTTTCTTATTTTGTAATAAATGCTGCTTCTAAAACAGAGGGCGAAATGGGTTCTTATTGGCAGTCCATCGAAGATTTAATCGCAGACATGACCGCCTTTATCAACGAAAATAAGGGCGATTTTACTGATTGGATGAATGCTAGAAAAGAAGAGTTTGAAGCGTGGCGAGATGCGCAAAAAACAGATTTCACTTCATGGTTCGAATCAATCAAAGATATTTTAAAAACGATTGATCCAGGCGGAACGATGTTAGCCGAGCTAATGGATGCACGTGTAGACATTCAAGGAGTGCGCCATAATTCAATTTCTGAACGTTTATTGGCAGATATGGAATATTTGTATCAGAAATTAGAGAAACGCTTATATACGTTAGAATATGGCGAAATAAACGACTTGATTATTTTACAAGATGATGCTTTTTCGCTGAATCATGAAACAGAAATTGTTGGAACAGTTGATTATCCTGCGATTGATGGGGCATTGGTTATCGCAACAGTTGATGATACAAAACAGAACGCTTATGTGTTTGAAAAAGTGGGTGAAATAAGTGGTTAAAGTAAAACGAATGATGGAAACCGATGAAAATGGCGTGGAACGTCAGTTTTATCCTATTACACATGTATCCGCTGTTCGAGGATTAGAAAAAATTATTGCGGGTCAATCAAAAGTATTATCTGTTAATGGATATACTGGGGCAGTAATTATCACTAAAGCAGATTTAGGCTTAGAAAATGCACTGACAGAACTTCCTTATGCGACAGAAGAAACAGACGGTATTATCACTTCTGAAATGTTTCAACGATTGTCAAATGGCGAGGGAGGCGTGTATATTCTTCCAATCGCTACCACAGACGAACTGGGCGGAATAAAGGTTGGCCAACTGTTAGAAATTGCAGAAGACGGCACGTTGTCTGCGGTAAAACAAACAGATCAAAATTTCACCACTGAACTAAAATTGAAACTGGAAGAACTGAAAAATTATACTGCTGGAGCGAATATCTCTATTTCAGAAGATGGTGTGATTTCAGCAACTGGTGGCGGCGATGGCGGCGGAGTGAATCAACAATATGTCGACCAAAAAGTTCAAGAAGCCATTGACAGAATACCTGATATTACGTTTGAGAAAGTAGGCGAAGTACAATGACAGACATTGTTAAATTAAAACAAGGAGGAATACAGGTATTTCCTCAAACACATTGGAATGCCGTGGAAGGGAAACCGGAAGTATTAAAAGGTGAAAAGGGAGACCCTGGTCCACAAGGTCCAAAAGGAGATAAAGGAGATGTTGGTCCGCAAGGTCCAGCAGGGCAAAACGCTACAACGACAGACGTTGCAACCTCAATAAAAAATGGCTTGATGTCTAAAGAAGATAAAACAAAGCTAGATGGATTGCCAGCAATTACATTTGAAAAGGTAGGGGAAGTGTAATGACAACAGATATTGTTCAATTAAAAGAAAATGGCACTGTAAAGTATATGAAAACACACGCAGATGCTATCGATGGTATTGAAGGTAAATTAGTAAAGGCTGTTGGAAATGAAACTATTCTAGGTACTAAGGATTTTGCAGATGGAGCTCTTTCGAAAGGCAACGCAGTATTAACTCAAAATGGATTAAAATATAAATCATTTACGCCAACTGATCTTGATTCTTTACAAGGTGGATCTGTAACTTTTGAACGTTACGGTGACATTGTAACTGTTCAATTTACGATTCAAACGCGAATCGATAAAGATTTTGCAAAAGATCAAACGATTGTTTGGGGAATACCAGATGAATTTCAACCGAACACAGACAAACTATTTCCGTTAATTAATAGTGTTGGGAGTGGCGGAATTGTTAAATTTGTCAGTGGTGTTAGAATATCAGCTCAAACAACCATCGCAAAAAACACGTGGTATTGGGGAACAATCGCTTATATTGCTAAAAACAGATTATAATCAGGAGATGACATAGATGAAAACTATTTATAAAGTTTTGTATCCTGTGGGCTATGAACCACAAGAAGTAAATGACACATACAACGTTGCTTTGCCATACGTGGAAGAAAAACCACTTGAAGGTTTAGCAAATGAACAATCACAATTCTTTAATTTCTCGGAGCGAAAATGGGAAGAAGCAGTCACGCAAGATTATTCGAAGAAATTAAATCTGTTAGAAAACCTTTCAGCAGTATTAGAAGCAGATAACACTGCTTTAAAACAAGCAAATGAAAAACTAACTGCTAAAGCAGAATCATTAGCTCAAATCAATTCAAAGACTATGCTTACTTCGCTTCAAAATTCAAAAGAAATTGATGCGATTAAAGAACAAATCGGAGGTGCAAAATAATGTATTCATATGATGACATTAAACTGATGTTTGATTGGGGTTGTTTCACTCCTGAACAAGTAATGGAGTTTGTACCACTTTGTATAACAGAAGATGAATTTACAAAAATGACAGGAAAACCGTTTAGCAAAAGCTAGGCGGTTTTTTGTTACAGGAATGGAGACGATAACTTGAAAGATGATCCTTTAATTGAAATCGTCGATCGTTTGGCACGGATTGAAACAAAGTTGGATAATCATGAACAATTAAGAGAGAAAGCAGATATAGCACTCTCAATGGCCAAAAACAATGAAGGCGATATTGCGGAAATAAAAGAGAATCAAAAGTGGACGTGGCGAACAATTGCAGGAATTGGGGTTTCTGTTGCTGTTTATTTAATCACGAAATACTTAGGAGGGATTTAGAAATGATATTACCAGACAAGTATTACAAAATTATCAAATGGGGCGTGCTAACAGTGCTACCTGCAAGTTCTGTTTTGGTTGCCACGCTAGGTAAAGCTTATGGATGGCAGCAAACAGATATGGCTGTTTTAACTATTAATGCCATAGCAACTTTTTTAGGAGTAGTAACAGGTGTGTCAGCATATAATTTAAAAGACAAGGAGAAGTAAAAATGAAAAAGAAAATTTTAGTAGGAGCGCTTGTCGCTCTATTTTTTATGCCTTTAAATGTATTTGCTGCAAAAGGTGACCAAGGCGTTGACTGGGCGATTTATCAAGGCGAACAGGGTCGTTTTGGTTATGCACATGATAAATTCGCTATTGCTCAGATTGGTGGCTACAATGCTAGCGGTATTTATGAACAATACACATATAAAACGCAAGTAGCAAGTGCTATTGCACAAGGTAAACGTGCGCATACCTATATTTGGTATGACACTTGGGGAAACATGGACATTGCGAAAACAACAATGGATTACTTTTTGCCACGTATTCAAACGCCTAAAAATTCCATCGTTGCATTAGATTTTGAACATGGAGCGTTGGCTAGTGTTCCAGATGGATATGGAGGATATGTAAGTTCAGATGCCGAAAAAGCAGCAAATACAGAGACTATTTTGTATGGTATGCGCAGAATCAAACAGGCTGGCTATACTCCAATGTATTACAGCTATAAGCCATTTACACTAAATCATGTAAACTATCAACAAATCATCAAAGAGTTTCCTAACTCTTTATGGATTGCTGCGTATCCTATCGATGGTGTGTCACCATATCCATTGTATGCTTATTTCCCAAGCATGGATGGTATTGGTATTTGGCAATTCACATCCGCTTATATTGCAGGTGGTTTAGATGGTAACGTAGATTTAACAGGAATTACGGATAGTGGTTATACAGATACCAATAAACCAGAAACGGATACGCCAGCAACAGATGCAGGCGAAGAAATTGAAAAAACACCAAGTTCTGATGTTAAAGTTGGCGATACGGTCAAGGTGAAATTTAATGTAGATGCATGGGCAACTGGTGAAGCTATTCCGCAATGGGTAAAAGGAAACAGTTATAAAGTGCAAGAAGTTACTGGAAGCAGAGTATTGTTAGAAGGCATTTTGTCATGGATTAGCAAAGGTGATATTGAATTATTACCAGATGCAGCAACTGTTCCTGATAAACAACCAGAAGCAACACATGTGGTTCAATATGGCGAAACATTATCGAGCATTGCTTACCAATACGGAACAGATTATCAAACGTTGGCGGCATTAAATGGATTGGCTAATCCAAATTTAATTTATCCTGGTCAAGTTTTGAAAGTAAATGGATCAGTAGTAAGCAATGTTTATACAGTTCAATACGGTGATAATTTATCAAATATTGCAGCCAAACTCGGCACTACTTATCAAGCCTTAGCTGCATTAAACGGATTAGCAAATCCTAACTTGATTTATCCTGGTCAAACATTGAATTATTAAGAAATAAGCAAATCCCTACTTCTCATTGTGAGAGGTAGGGTTTTTTTGTTTATTCAGTATATTTTACATGTCTATTCGCTTGCCTTTTTTTATTTTTTGATGTAGATTTTATCTTGTTGTTATAGTCTATTTTGCTAATTTGAATTAAAATGATATTACGCAAACCCTTGTGAGTTCTAGTCTGTCTAAATATGGTGTTGCAGAAAAATTACACCGTGAAACTAAATAATTTATTTAGATAGAGCCTAGAATCCTTGCTTTATAAGGGTTCTAGGCTATATTTTTGTTGTTAGGAATTTACTGATTTAGTTATTGATGTAGATTTGCTATTTTAAAAATTTACATAGCTACTGAAAGCATCTGTTGCTTCTTTAGTAACTTCATCAGAAACATGAGTGTAAGTATCCATAGTTATTTGTAAAGAAGAATGTCCTAAACGTTCTTGGATTATTTTAGACCTAACGTTATCTGATTCGAATAATAATGTTGCGTGGGTATGCCGAAAACCATGACAACCAATAGAATGTAAGTTTGCTTTTTCTGCCAATCTTTTAGAACGTTGGTAAATGTCTTGACTTCGGAACATGGTACCATCAATTTTTGTAAAAATGAGTTGTGTTTTAAACCCACCTTTTTTCATTAAAGCCTCACGCTGTCTAAGTTTCCATTTTTTTAAGATATAAGCAGTCTTGTTATCAAAAGAAATTTTACGAATAGAATTGGGAGTTTTAGGATCGTTTATAGTCAATCCATTTGTACTGATAGCAGTAGTTTTATTTATATTAACTACCTGCTCTTTAATATCAATATCATTCCAATTCAATGCTAAAGCTTCACCAACACGTATACCAGTAAAAGAAAGTAAGCGAAAAATAGCACAGTCTAAGTCAGCATAGTATTTTAGAACTAAACTTTCTTCTTTGGCTTGATTGGCAATATTATCAGCTGTATTTAAGAAATGTTCCAGTTCGTCTTTTGTATAGAACTTTCTTTTTGTATTCTTTTCTACTTTCTTTAGCGAACTAGGCTTAGTTATTTTCTTAAATGGGTTTGAGGCTATTATTTCTAAACCAACAGCATAGTCACAAACACGAGAAGCATAACTCAAAAGTACTTTTCCCATTTCATTCTTTTTATACCATTCATTAACAGATTTTTGCACGATCTTGACTGTTAAACGCTCAAGTCGCATTTTCCCGAATGTGGGTAAAATGTGTTTTTTCATACGTCGTTCAGTAGCTATAAATGTGGATTCCCTAACTGTTTTTTTGTATTCGTCCAACCACATATAATAAACTTCTTCAAAAGTGGTTAAACGAGTATGCTCGTTAGCTAGGTTTCCATTATCAAAATCTAATTTTTTTTGATTAAGCTTGAGCTGTGCTTCTTTTTTTGTATTACAGTTTCTGATAGTGACATTAATTTGTTTTCCAGTTAAATAATCTACGCCTAAATAGGCAGTTACTTTCCAGTATTTTTTCCCTTTTTTTGTATATTGTTTAAAAGTTGCCATTGCTTATCCTTTCCACTTGGGCAAGCGAATAGAAGGAATGACAGATTTCTAGCACCTCCTTATTAGATTTTAAAGCCCCTAGCATGAATCGAACACGCTAGAACTCACCAGAGAGGGGGATAATAAAGCATATTTTTTTGTTAAGCGGTGCGCGTTACTTTTTATTCTCTAATTTTCTAATAGCTTTTTCTAAATCATTTATTTTTTTTATTAGCATATCTATTTTTTCATCTTTTTCATCATTGTTATTAGATTCATTACTTTTATTAAAATATTCAGTAATAGTAGAAGTTAACATGCCAACAAACCCAATTCCCACAATCATCAAAATGATTGCAGCAATTCTTCCTAATGGAGTAGTTGGAGAAATATCACCATACCCGACAGTTGTTGTTGTTACCAAAGCCCACCAAAACGCATCAATGTATGGAACGTTTTCTGCATATGAGTAAATCATTGCTGAAATAACAATGAGAACCGAGCTTAAATAAATCACGTTTAAAAATCCGTTAGTATTTAAAAATGATTTAGTGTTTCTTGTTAATTTGCCAACCACACCTATCGCTCTTGTTAGCTTTGCTAGTCTAGCTATTTTAGCTATTCGAAACAACCTAGCGATTCTAAAGAAAGAAAAAATAGCATCAAAAGGAATTATTGCGATCAGATCAAAAATATTTTCTTTAAAAAATTTGATTTTATTTTTTGAAATAAAAAATCTAACAATGTAATCAATTGTAAATGTGATTAAGATAATATTATCAATAACGTTAAATGGTGGATTACTAATATTAATAACATTTGAAAAATCAAGAATAACTAAAGCGATTGAGATTAATGCTAAAACAACAATAGAGTAATTATAGAATTTTTTAGTCATAAACTCACCGTTATATTTTATTTAAATTTAAAAGTATGGATAATGTTTAACTGGTCATCTACGATTACAATGCTGTTACTTTTTTCAATATTTTCTTTACTTGAATGTATTTTTATTTCAGCATCATTAGTTGATGTATTATAACTTTTTACAATTTCTTCTTCCGAATCAGCAAAATAGTGCTTACCTTCGCCTAGTTTAAATTCTTTGTTAAATCCAGATGGTGTTTCTTTATAGTCTATTTTGAATTTAACATTTAAAGTTTCACTGTTTTTTTCAACATTAGAAATAGTAATTTCTTTGCCGTCAATTTTAGCAGAATTATTTTCTATAGATATAGAATTATCTGTGCAACCAGATAAAATAAAATTGAAAGATACGATAGTTAGTAAGCTAATTAAATACATTTTTTTCATTCTATTTATTCCTCGCTTTGTACAAATTTTACTTCAAATAAATTTCTTGTCCCATTTTTAAGTTGTAATGAGCTATAACATTTGAGTAATTGTATTGTCCTTCATATTTTTCGATTAAGCTTCTAAACATATATTGTTCTGCTTCAGCTTCCATCTTAGAACGAAAAACAGGAATTTTATACAATGCCATTATATCCACATGGTCTTTTACATGCTTTAACTCGTGATATATTGCTTCTTCTTGTTCTGATGGTGTTAAATTTTGATTTACAAATATGATACCGTAGGTAGGGTCGAAACATGCGCGTTTATTCAAAGTAGTAAAAACTAACTCCACATTATATTCTTCTACCAACTCTTTGATACTTTTCATATAAGCACAACCTTTGACTTATTTCCCGAATCTACCCTTTAAATATGCACGGATAACTTCTCTGTCATGATCATCAAGTGGTTCACCGTCAAAGCTCATGACGTTATCCAGTACATCATCTAAATCATCAGATTTTTTTTCATCAGTTACTTTAGTATTATCAGTTCTTCCCAATAGATAATCTACCGATACATTGAAATATTCTGCTACTTTTTCTAAATCTTTTGCTTTAGGATCATTTGTTTTCCATTTATAAAATAAATTCTCGCTAAATCCTAGCTCAAGAGCTACTTGTTTAACATTTTTATTTTTCGTTTTTGCTAAAGATTTTATCCTCTCAAACAGTGACATAAAAGCATTCTCCATTCTAAAACAAATAAAAAGTACCCGAACTTATATATTTTTGTTGACAAATGTATAAGTTCGTATTATTATTTGTTTGTAAGTTAATTAGATAGAAAAAAGCAAGCTAAAACACACCTTACAGCATTAAGTTTGGCGACCGAGTGCAAAATAAAGGCTTTGTTATAGGCTTATTTAACTATGTATTTATAGTATATGTTCGGGTACTTTTTGTCAACATATTTTTATATTTCTATCTAATTAACTTACTAAATACTAAAGAAAGGAGTATAGACCATGCCAGATACGTCAGTGGGCAGAACGAAAATTCGTGAGTATTTCGATGATAAGAAAATATCATTAACATCTGTAGCAACATATTTTAACATTCCAAAACAGGACTTAAACGATTATCTTTCTGGAAAAAATCAAAGTAAAAAGGCTCACGAAACACTAACGGCAATTATTGAATACTACAAAATCAGATAGGAGGTATAAAAATGGAAGTGATTTTAACTCCAGAAAGTGAAGCTTCTCTAAGAGATTTTGTACATGGAGTTATTGTTGATGAAATAGAAAAAGCACGAAGAGATACAGCAGTTGATAAGAGAGTCTTAAATCAAACAGAGATTGCAAAATATTTCAATGTATCCACCACAACAATAAGGGAATGGGAGAAACTAGGTCTTCCGCATGGATCAGTAAGTAAGCAAGGGAAGTTCTACGACAAAGAAGAGTGTCGCAGATGGCTTCTATCACAAAAAAGATAAATCTTGGGCAAGCGAAATTTAGGGAGGAAATAATATGAAAAAAATATATCACTTAAGACGTATAGCGGCACTGTTGGTTGTGTTCGGACTAGGTCTATTGGTAGGTGGAAATATTGGACCATTAATCCAAAACATTTATATAGCGGTTTTTATCATTTGGCTTTTAATTTATGATTTAGCGCTTGAAGATCGCGAGGTGAAGTAAATGAATGTATTCGACGTAATAGGAATAGTCGCAATTCCAGTAGCTATCTTGTGTTTTCATAATTGGATAATTGGTGAGCGATTAAGTGAAGCTGAAAGCCGAATAAATAGTTTAACCATTCAACAAATGAACTCACGACCAACATTTCAAGATAGTAGGACAGGAGCCGTTTTACCAACCCGACAACAAGCTATACCACCACAAATGAAAACTAAGACTAAATCGGTTTTGAATGAACATGAAACTGAAATGGTTAAAGAAGTAGTGCTAGAAAAAATCGATGTATTGAAGAATAATTTGCGATTTATGCGATCTAATCAACGCAAACACAACAACGTTTATACATTAAATCAGCTTGAAAGACAATTGACTCTGTATGAAAGAATTTACAAAAAGATGTCTGATAATGAGGAATGAAAAGATGGAACAACAAATAAAGACCCACTTCGACGGCCATCAAAGTAGGTCAATTACAAATATCAAATTCAAGGAGAGTGTACCACATGAATAAAGAAATTGAAAGAATGATTATTGAACTTGAAAAAGAATGTAAGGCACAGAATGTTGAACTTCTTCTATGTGCTACAAATTTTGAAACAGGCCAAGGAAGTACTGCGTTTTGTGGTTCAGTTATCGGGTTAGCTATACTCTTGCAAAAACTTGTAGGTGATCTAAAAGAGCAATTAAGTATAAGCGAATCTTGTGATTGTCCAGAATGCGTAGCAGAAAGAGCCGAAGATGCTGCAAATGAAAAATCTATGGATGAATTACTAACTGCATTTTTACGAGGTGAACTGCAATGATTGAAGTAAGAGGTTTAAGTGATGATGTTTACGAATTAATGTTAGCGAATGCTCAAAATAGAATTATTCAATCAATTCGAACTGCAGCAGCAAATGGTAATACAAGTTGCGTGGTGAATAGTAAAGGTCTTACATCAACGTTTTTATCTCAATTAGAAACAGAAGGATTTGATCACGTTGAACTTGAAGAAAACAAAACCAAAATATTCTGGGAGTGGTGAAAATGCCTGAATTTGATTCATTAGGAGCTAGACAAGAGCCGCCAGAAGAAAAAGAAGCATTAGAGCCAACATGGGAATATGACGAAGAAGAGGAGAAACAAATATGAATAGAAAGCAATTGATAATGAGAATGAGTTTAATGGATCAACGTGAAATTTTAGGTTTTGATTTAGATATTGAGGAAACAGCCTTGTACGATGAGTTAAAAAAGGTAATAAAAAAACATGGTCTTAGTTATGAACAAATAAATAGGGTCATCACTGTAATTGATGACCGCTATTTTGAAAATGCGGTTACTAAAAACCGTACTTTTTCTCAATGAGTTTTTCGAGTTCATCCTTAGATTTTTTAATGGGATATTTTTCAGCAGTTTCTTTAGATGCACCCAAAATAAAGAATGATGACGCAAAACCTTGTAACGTCGAAGAACCATCAATAGATTCTTGAACAATTGATAATATTTTCCAACCATGATCAAGCAAAAGATTTACAAGCTCTGTTTCACTAGTATCAATTTTTTCAACTCTATCAACATCATAATTCAGCAACATAATCACCTCACTTTTACGAATAGTATAACAAAGAATAGGAGCAAAAATATATGAGTAACGATTTAACACAAATGACACAACGATCTTTAGATGAACAAGTCATCGGAAATTTAAATAGATTGCAAGAGCAAGGGTTAGAAATGCCACCAGGCTATAGCCCGCAGAATGCTTTGAAAAGTGCTTTCTTTGAACTAACCAACAATTCAGGAGGAAACCTTCTTCAGTTGGCAGCTAACAATCCAGAAACTAAAACATCTATTTCTAACGCCTTGCTTGATATGGTCATCCAAGGATTATCGCCAGCTAAAAAACAATGTTATTTCATCAAATATGGAAATAAAGTTCAGCTTATGCGCTCATATTTCGGAACCATGGCTGTATTAGATCGAGTAACTGGAGGGGCAGATATCACGCCTGTTGTAGTAAGAGAAGGCGATGTATTTGAAATTGCTATGGATGGTCCCGACTTAGTTGTTGCTAAACATGAAACGTCCTTCGAAAACCTAGACAACGACATTAAGGCTGCTTATGTGGTTATTAAGCTAGCAAATGGTAAAGAAGTAACAACCGTCATGACAAAGAAACAAATTGATAAGTCATGGAGCAAAGCAAAAACAAAAAATGTTCAGAATGATTTTCCAGAAGAAATGGCAAAAAGAACTGTCATCAATCGAGCTGCTAAATATTTAATCAATACTAGTAACGATAATGATTTATTTGTGCAAGCCGCTAAAGACACACTCGAAAATGAATTCGAACGAAAAGATGTGACACCAGAGCGAGAAGAGCAAGCTGCGGTACTTGAAGAAAAACTATTTTCCAACAATAAAAAAGCTGTTGATCAAGAAAAAGATAATGAACGAATTACACGTGTGGCTGATGTAACAGAGCAACCAGATATTGAACAAGCCAAACCAATTGAAAAAGAAGATTTAACGAAAGCGGCGGACCGAATTTTAGAAGAGCCAGTTCAGGAAACTTTAGATGTGATGGCTGGTTATGAAACCAATCAGAAAGAGAGTGAAGCTGATGTCTCAACGATTGAAGAAGACGATTATCCTTTCTGATGAAAATTATTATTCACAAGAAGCGGACCTAGCTTATATGTCTGTCTCTCAATATAAAAAATTTCTTGAATGTGAAGCTGCAGCTCTTGCCAAGTTAAAAGGCGAATGGACACCAGAGAGTGATCAAAAAGCATTGCTAGTTGGTAATTATGTTCATTCTTACTTTGAATCACCAGAAATTCATGAAGCATTTAAAGAAGAAAATAAAAGCAAGATGTTTTCTTCAAGAAAACCGTTTGGCCTACTGAAAGATTTCCAAATTGCGGAGCAGATGATTGAAAGATTAAAACAAGAAGAAGCCTTTTTAAATATTTATCAAGGTGAAAAAGAAGTGATCGTCACAGGTGAAATTGGTGGTGCAATGTGGAAAGGGAAAATTGATTGTTTGAATTTAGAAGAAAAGTATTTTGTAGACATCAAAACAACCAAAGATATGCATGAGAAGAAATGGGATGAACATTTAAACAGAAAAGCAAACTTCATTGAACGCTTCGGTTACGTGTTACAAATGGCTGTTTATTGCGAACTGCTTCGACAACAATATGACAAAAATTTTCTTCCTCTCATTGCAGCTGTTTCGAAACAAACACCTAGTGAAGCAAAACTCATCACTCTTAGTGAAGAAAAAATGATTTACGAATTAGAAGAATTAAAAGAAAACATCGAGCATGTTGTGCGAGTGAAAAATGGTGAGGAAGCACCAGTTAGTTGTGGAATTTGTGAATATTGTAGAGGACACAACAAAATTACAAATTTTACCAGTATGGACGATTTATAGGAGGTGCATAACGAATGAATACTGGATATATAAAATTGTATCGAAAAGTGACTAATTCATTCGTTTGGACCAACGCTAATATGTTTAAACTTTGGTCTTTATGTTTAATGAAGGCGAGCCATAAAGAAAGTAGATTTATTTTTAATGGTCAAGAGATAGCCGTGTCCAGCGGTCAATTCGTCACAGGGCGCGCCGTTATTGAGAAAGAGTTCAATGAAGGTGTTCCACGTGACCAACAGATTGTCGGGCGTACGTTATGGAGATGGTTAAAAAAATTTGAAAACGAGCAAATGTTGTCCATCTCATCAACCCCGAAATACAGCGTTATAACAATAAATAATTGGGATGACTATCAAGTCAATGACCAACAAGTGTCCAACAACCGTCCAACAAGTGTCCAACAGTTGTCCACATACAAGAATGAAAAGAATGAAAAGAATGAAAAGAATGTTGTAGTAGTAGAAGAGCAGCAGTCAGTTTTTCAACTTTATCAATCAATTTTCGGAATGCTAAATTCGGTCACTACTCAAAATTTAGAGTACTGGTGTAATGATTTATCAACTGAATTAGTAAGTGAAGCTTTAAAAATTTCCGCAAAATCAAATGCTAGAAATTTCAAATATACAGAAAGCATTTTGAGAAATTGGGAACAAGAAGGCGTTAAAACTTTAGATGATGTAAAAGCTTTAGCCGTAAAAAGAGAACGTAATACAACCAAGCAACAGAAATCAAACACAGGTCATTCAGATTACGATGATCTTGGATTTTAGGAAGTGAAAGAATGAAGTCGGCATCAGATGGATTTTCAAAAATGATTAAAACATTGCTTTATATCACACCTGATCCATGTCCAGATTGCGGAGGAAATCTTTATGCTTGGCGTGCAAAAAACAAGGATGGGTCCGATAGATGTCCGCCAACTTGCATGGAATGTGGCTATAAAGCACGCAAAAAAGCAGAAGACCTTGAAACAGAAAAAATGTTTAACGATAGTTTGAAAGCTAGAGCGATTAATTACCTGAAATATAGCTCGCTTTATACCGACAAAAATTTAATTAATTGTCGTTTTAAAACTTACAAAACAGTAGACACAGAAACCAAGCTTGCTTTTGAAATTGCCAATCGTGCCACAACTGAAATTCTTTTGAATAAACCAATTCATATGATTCTTTCAGGCAAAAGCGGTGTTGGTAAAAGTCATTTAGCTATGTCAACGGCTTGGGAAGTGTTGGAGAAATCAAACTATGATAAACGCTGCCTGTTCATTAGCTATGCGGAACTCTTAGAACAACTAAAATTTGCGATGAAAGATGAACAAGCCAGAAAGACAATAACAGGAACCTTAATGGCAGAGATAAAAAGCGCTGATTTAGTTGTTTTGGACGATTTAGGGGCCGAGTTAGGAGTTAAAGGGAATGACAGTACCAACTTTAACAATGACACCTTAAATCGCATTGTAGAGGCTCGGCAGAATAAAGCAACAGTATTTACAACGAACTTAACAGGTAAAAAAATGAGTCAAGCTTATGGGGAGAGAATCCTTTCTCGCATCATGAGTAATTCACAAGGTTTTGTGATGAAAATTGAAGGGACATCAGACAAACGAGTAGCAGGCATCTGAAATGTTATTTTTAGCGAATATATTCAGCGTAGGACAGTTTTACAATCAAGCGGATATAAATAGATGTAAAGAAAGAAAAACGGCTTAAAACGCATTTTAAAGCCTTAAAAACAAATCGATAGAAAGGGGAATCATTCAATGCCGTATGTAGTAAAAATTTCAGCCTATCTTGGTAAAGATGGTTGGCCAGTAGCTAATTTAAAAGATGCTGTGCTATTTGAGCAAAAAGAGACAGCAGCTATCGCAACAATCGTATCTGGCGGAACCGTTTCAGAAGTAAAGGAAGCCATTATAATGCCAGAAAAATCGAAGAAACATATAGGAAAAGCTATCAAACGGGGTGCTAAGAAGGAACTAACCGAAAAAGCAACCAAAAGTAATCAAGCCTGGATGAAAGGGGCTAAATAAGAATGAAGTGTGTTAGATGTCAAGATCAGCGTGTGATTTGGGGAAAAGATAGATTTAATTATGCAACGCCCGTTCCATGTCCTGAATGCAATAAAGATGGAAAAGCAGTTCGAGCAGAAACCGAGATCAAAGAAATGGAGTTGAAACAATGCAATCCCCAACAGCCCTGAATAAGCGAGGAAATAAAGTCACGATTGATGGTTACACATTTGATAGCCAGAAGGAAGCTAACTTTTATACAAAGTTTGTCAAAAATTGTGGGTTACCTTTTGAAGTTCATCCGCGTTTTAGACTAACCGAACTTACACCAACTGCGGATGGTATAGGCAAAATTTCGGCGATAGCTTATTCACCTGACTTCATCATAAAAAACTTAGATGGGAGTTGGAGACATGTCATTGATATTAAAAACTCTTTTGGCGTGTATGGTATTGACCAATCCGTTAAGCTTCGTTTTCGTCTATTTGCCCTTCGATATGGTCATCCAGTTGAAGCGATTGTTGTTCGTGCTAGAGATTTTAAAGTGATCACTCAAGGTGTAACTAAGCCTTTAAACGAAAAAAGACCATTCATAACCGATAATTTCGATTACGAATGGAAAGATGCAACTAATTATTAAACGAAAGTAGGAAAATAAAATGACAAAACAAGTAAATTTTAGACCAGAAGTGAAAAAAGTGACATCTAAATCAAACGGAAATATCGAAGTGTTATTAGTGGTTAGCAACGCTTCATTAAAAGGAAAATATGAAAGTTTAAACGAATTTTTAGGCAAAACAGTATCAACGACCATCGAACCAGAAACAGTAGAATACAAGGTACCAGTTAACAAACAGACCAATAAGCCGAATGTCGAATATATTGTGAATAACGACGGAACAGTTGAAGTTCTAAAAGAAGAACAAACTTCTTTAGAAATGGGCGATGATGTGCAAGAAGTCGAAGAAGTTGCTGTGCAAGTATCGAAAGAAACTATTGACGAATTCATCAAGAAGGCAACAACTATCGAATGGCCAGAATCAGTAACAATCAACGTTCGTGGCGTGTTGCATCGAATCGATGAAGGGGAAGCGCTAGAAGAAATTGCAGCTGATCATGAAGTTTCAGTTGATAATCTAATCAATCAAGTAGAAATCGCACGACAACATTTTGCGCCATTTGCTGATTCTTGGAGCAAAAACAAAGAGAACATCATTTTCCCAGAAAAGACAGTTGAAGATGATGAAGAAGAAATCGAAGAATAATCTCGTAGAAAGTGAGTGTTCATTTTGCTTGAGATTTATTATACGCCAACATCCGCAATTATTGCGGATGCATTGGCTAAAACATATGAAGTCGTTTCTTTAGAAACAGCTAGAAATATTGCCAAGAAATTTAAGGCTAGTTTAAAGCAGAAAACGGACCTTTATGTGATTGAGGGAATTTTGATTGATGCTGGTTATCAAAAAGAGCCAGTGAATTTATAGAAGGGAGTGGAGGTTTGCGGCCGCAGTAAAGAATTCTTTACTCCTTTGAAATTATGCAGAGAGAAACGAAAATACAATTATTTAACGATCATTTTCAAAATTATAAACGGTATGGCATACCGAAAGCGCAATTAGTTATTGCAGACATTCCTTATAACTTAGGTAAAAATGCATACGCATCAAGTTCTGCATGGTATGAAGGCGGAAAAATTGAAAATGGAGAATCGAATAAAGCGAATAAAAGCTTTTTTGACACCGATGAGAATTTTAGAATATCAGAATTTATGCATTTTTGCTCAAAAATGTTAAAGAAAGAACCGAAAGAAGTTGGAAAAGCGCCAGCTATGATAGTATTTTGCGCCTTTCAACAGCTTCAAATGGTGATTGACTATGGTAAAAAGTACGGCTTTAACAATCATATTCCACTAGTTTTTATTAAGAAATCCAGTCCTCAAGTATTAAAAGCAAATATGAAAGTTGTAGGAGCTACAGAATATGCGCTCGTTCTTTATAGAGAAAAACTTCCGAAATTTAATAACGACGGCCGTATGGTTCTAAATTGGTTTGAATGGGAAACGGATAACAGCTATCCAAAAATACATCCGACACAAAAACCGATACCCGTTATTAAACGGTTGATTGAAATTTTCACAGATTATGGGGATGTTGTAATAGATCCATGCGCTGGTAGTGGCTCTACGCTTAGAGCTGCGGCAGAACTCAATAGAAATGCTTATGGATTTGAAATAAAGAAAGAGATGTACGAAGTTGCACAGGAAAAAATGTTGTCAAATATCCCAATGGGGCTATTTATATGAACTGGAGAACAGCTGTCATTATTTTAGAAAGCGAGTGAAGAAGATGATTCCAAAGTTTAGAGCATGGGATACCTACGAGAAAGAAATGCTAGAAAATGTTACACCTTTGTTTGATGACTCGAATAGCATGATGGCCATAATTACGGATTTTCAGATTAAAGGAAGTCCTGGTACGTCTGAAATAGAGATAGGAAGTTATGATACAACTTTTAATTGGGATGAATTTCCTTATGTCATCATGCAATCAACAGGATTTAAAGATGATAACGGAGTTGAAATTTTTGAAGGAGACGTGGTCAACATTCATTGGTTTTATACGGATTATGATCCTGAAACTCTAGGAGCTATTGAAAACGAAGCGACAGCAGAAAAAGTAGTGATAACAAAAGAATTTGGAAATCTTGGATTCTGGTGGAATAGCGGTGATGATTGGGTTGATTTGGCAACGTTGGCACTCACTATCAAATTGCACGAAGAATCATTTGAGCTTTTAGGTAACATCTATGAAAATCCAGAATTATTGGAGGAAACAGAATGAGCTTTAAAGAAGCTTTCAAGGATGAATATATTGAAATTGACATAAGTAATAATGAAGAAGCAAAAGCCTTCTTTGAAGAAAATGTATATAAAAGGGAAAGAGAAATATTAAAGAAATCAGAGAGCTTTTTTAAATGTATTGAGGAGGTCGCAGAATGAGTAAAAAAGCCGTTTGGTTATCAGATATTGAATTCATTGAGATGCATAGTAGCGATTGGGAAAGATTGGAAAGTGAAGCGTTTGAGGCAAATGAAAGTGTGCAAGCGCAGCTCAACGAAAATCAGCAGATTGTGCTGGATTGGTTGAAAAATGACATGCTAGACGATTCCGATTTTTACAACACAATATATAATTCTAGGTTCTTACATGTTAATGGAGAGCCGCACCAAAAAGAAAATATAGCATTCATGAAATTGAAAAACAAAGAGTTGGCGCAAGTTATCCAAGCGTTTAGCTGTTGGGCCATTGAACAGGAGGAAGCTGAATGAGTCTTGAAAAATGCAAAGCATGTTCTGACTATTTCAAATGGGATGACGACGTTATACAAGTAGACAATGATTATTATCATAGAGACTGTGTAACGTTATACCCAACTGGCTATTGCGCTTTCCTTTATGAGGACTGTTTAGGAGAAACGGAAAATGATGATGGTGATATGGCTTTTAATCTTTTGAGTAAGGGTGAGTATATAGATTTGGATGAGGAGGAAGCGGAATGAATAGTTCAGAAATAATATCTAAAATACAAGAATTACAAGATATCTACGGTGACATTGAAATCTTGGTAAATGCTCAAGGATCAGACAACGGATTTTTCAAAATCATCACCAGTGTTGAAATTCAAGAAGGCATGTGTGATGAAGATGGCGGTTTTATTGACGAGAGAGTTATTTTAATCTCATGTGAGTAGGAGGAAGTGGAATGAGCTACGAAAATTACAAAAATTGTGTTGAAGAGATAAAAGACAAGAACGGTAAAGTAATTAAATATCATGACGTTGTTAGAACATCACGAGGTGAAATTTTATTAGTAGGATTTGGAGTAAATCACCATCATAAAACAAAAGGTTTGAATGCCTTTAATAATTTTATTGGTGCGCATGATTGGTTAGATGTGTATCCAGACGGAGAATTAGAAATCCTAGGAAACGTTGACTTTTTTGGGAGGAACAGCGATGAATAAACAAGTAATAGTATTAAGCGAAGCTGATATTCAAAGCATCATCAACGGTCGTAGGGTCACTAAAAAAGTAAATGATGAACAAGTAGTAATACGCCAGAGTTATGTCAAAGATTTGGTCGCGCCTGTAACAATTGACAGATACAATGTCAAGGATGAGGTGCTTGAGAAACAATTAAGGGATATAAGATCAATAGCTCAAAATCCTTTTATGGAGGGTTACAGATGAATAAACAAGAATTAATTAAAGAATTAGAAAACCGCAAAACAATGGGGTCACATATTGGCGAAGTCGGGGTTAATAGTGGTTTAAATACAGCTATTGACTTAGCAAAACAACTAGACGAACCGAAAAAAGTCGTGATACCACAAGTTGTGGCTGACTGGATTAAATATGCTAAAAGACAAGGCTATGGATTTATGCAGTCGTATGATCCAATATATATGTCTTATCCAATTAACGATGGCCTTGATAAATGGATAGATGATAATGAAGAGACGTTTGCTCATGCTTGGCTTGACGGATACGAAGTCGAGAAAGAGCAATTGTATTATGTTGATTTCATAAAAAACGATGATGTGTATAAGCGACTGGTTTTTGATCATGAAAATGGTAAATATAATATTGTTGACTGGTCAGATAATTTGATTGGATTGGCTCAAGAAATATTCACTGAACAAGAAATCAAAGCAATTGATGAACGTTACTGGCAGTTTGCTGTGAAAGTTGATGGTGAATAGATGAAACGCAACTGGAAAAGAGTAATAAATAAAGTTAGTGGCATCGCAATAATGATTCTTGTAGCAAAAGCAACCGTGAGCCATTTCGTGTATGGGAATGACATAACAAGCAGTGACCTTGTTTATTTCCTTTCATGCTCGTTTATTTTGGGATTAGGGCTATATTTAGGAGGTTCCAGTGTATGAGTTATCCAGAAGTTTATATAATAGGAAGGCAAGTCGATGGAGTGTATGTTGAATACTTACATGGAGCAGAGCAAGCCGATTTATTTTTCGATTATGCGATAGCTTGTGATGAAAGAAATCATATGAATCAAACCAATACAAAAGATGGCGAATGGGAAATTTTAAAGTATGGCAGACCGATAACGGTCGAATTAAACAATAAAAAAGCCAACCGACCACTGGTTGACTAAGAAGAATATTTTACCAGAAAAGTGGTAGCTTGTGATATGTGAGGTTACTTTGCCCCAAACATTGGTCACAATAAAAATATTTTATCATGAGTAAAGAAAGCTGCCAATAAAAAAAGCCGGATTCCTCCGACCGTTGGTAATATTCTCGACACGAATATTATACCACAATGGAGGAATCAAAGGATGGTACTTTTTGACGTAAAGAAATATGAAACACCAGATGCAAAAGATGTAGATATGGAACAAACGAAACATAACGTCAGTGTATTCCTGTCTGCCTATCTTGCTGCTAGATGTCGTGTTGGCCAGCCGAGGGAACCAAAAGTAACAGCTTCATTCTCTTTGGTTCCACCATCAACGGCTAATAACACTTTTGAAGCCGAGCAGATGTTAATCCAGAAAGAAGAAGCACAAGAAGAGTTTGATTACCTTCATAAGCTTTTTGTTAGAGGCTATTCTGCAATTCAGCATCCGCACAAACCAGATGTTACCGAGCGAAGAAAAAGAATTTTCTATGACCGTTATATCAACGGCAATCCAATCTATCTAGCAGCGCAACGAAACTGTATTAGTGAAGAATCAGTAAAACAAGAATCTAATATGATCATTGTTCAATTTGCTTCGGCACTGGAACTGGTTGCTTTTAAGTAGCCATTTATTACACTTTTTATACCTCTTTTATACACTTTATCTACACTTCATATACCTTTGAAACGAGTTATTATGATAGTGTCAAAAAAATAAGAAATGCGACACACTTACACAAATACATTAACGGAACGATTGCCTACTTATTTTTTTGATTTGAGATTACAAGGAAGTAAAAAAAATCTACTTTCTTCGTTTAGTCACTTGTGATCTCATTTAGATTCTCTCGCAAACCACCAATTATAAAACTAAAGAAGTGAGGTGAATTTCCTCTCTCTTTTTTCTATAGGTTTGCGAGAGTTAATGGAGCATAGCTTAATCGGTAGAGCAGCGGTCTCCAAAACCGTTAGTATAGGTTCGAGTCCTATTGTTCCAGTAAGTGGCATAAGCTGCTTAAATAATATAGATCGTCAATGAATGTTCGGACAAACAAATTGGTGCTACTACCTTTCACGAGGGCTGCATATAAATGCAGCCCTTTTTGTTTTAAGTGTAGTAGATTTTTCATTTTGAAAGGGGATAAGTAAGACAATGCGTGTATTAATTAGAAGTTCAGCATCTGGTTCAGAGTATTGGGATACCGAAGAAAAAAGAAATGTGTTTGTACCTAAAGGTCAAGAACCTGATTTTGAAGTTACTGAAAATCCTGAATCAATGCTAAGTAAAGAAGCTGATTTATATGTTGGTGGTTTACCAATTACTGTTGGGAATGTAACGATTGATACTGATGGGATTAAAGGCGAACGATTATTAACAACTGCAAGTGCTGATGATGATGATGAACAAGATGAGCTTGTTTCGTCTGATGATGAATCTGTTGTATTAGAAGAAATGAATGTAAAAGAATTGCGTGAATATGCAAAACGAAAAGGTATTGAGATTCCAAGTGCTGTACGTGCAAAAGGTGAAATTCTCAATATTATTAAAGAATCTGAATAATGCGCTATTGTCAGTTTGAAGGTTGCTCTAATACAACAGAAAAAGGGGCTTATTGTTCCGAACATGCTAGGAAGTCTAGAAAAAAGAAAAAACCAAGCAATGTTTATCATCATGACAACAAATCATTTTATCGAACAAAAGCATGGCAAGATGTCGCTGACTTTGTCTATGAAAGAGAAAACGGCTGTTGTCAAAGGTGTGGTCGTTTTGTGTTTGGAAGGCAAGCACATCGGCATCATATAATACCAATCAAGAAGAACGAAATGCTCAAACTTGATCCAAACAATATTCGTTTATTGTGTCCAAAGTGTCATGTGATTGAGGAAAATGAAGCGGATGAGAAAAAAGTTTTTCCATCTTATTTTAAAAAATGAAGCCCCCCTATCAAATTCGATTCAAATTT